GAGCCGCCAGTATTCTCTAGTTTTGTTCCGATGTAATTAGTTCCGGTTGTTGCGGTAATTACTGGCGTTGTTGCTGCGCCACCGGCACCTGAAACATGAAGAAGCGAACTAGGACTACTAGTCCCCAGACCTAAGCGACCAGAGCTGTCGATGCGCATCCGCTCACTTACGGATGACGTTCCAGTTTCAAAAAGAAGATTTGCACCTGCATAACGTAATGTGCCGTTGAAATCAGTTCCGTTGAACGCATCCATTCGTGCGTCACGCGAGCCAATTTCTGTAAAACGGATTACATCGTTGCCAGATGAGTCAGTCAGATAAATCTGACCCTTAGCCTGTACCTGACCATTGACGTCTAATGCGTGACTTGGCGCAGCACCAATACCCACCTGGCCAGCACTATTAACAAACAAACGCCCAGTGCCATTAGTCGAGATGGCTACTTGGTCTGCGCCGGGGGAATAAATGCCGGTATTGGTGTCGCCGGTAAAGGTAACGGTGGGTGCTCCAGCCGTACCAAGCGCATGACTGATTACGCCGGTGGTTTGGACGGTTTGACTGCCGAAGTCGGGGCTGATCTTGGTGCCAGCGATTGCGGCGGAAGCATTTACATCGGCGTTGACGATGGTGCCGTCAGCAATCATTGTGTTGGTGACAGTACCTGTATCGCCGGTAGTGACAACAGTACCGCTGACATTGGGTAGTGTGATCGTGCGATCTGCAGTCGGGTCTGTTACGGCAAGAGTGGTTTCGAAACTGTCAGCCGTGGCACCCTCAAATACCAAGCTGCCGGTCGTGCCGATCTCAAGCGTGCCAGTAACAACACCGCCGCTTTTAGGTAATGCGGCGTTGGCAAGGTCGTAAGCCGACTTGACCGCAGTGGACGATGCGATCGTCGTCGAACTTGTAGTGCTGGTGCTATCCGAGACCTTGGACTGCAAGCCGGCAGGGGTTACGGCGCGGGCAGTATCAGAACCAGTTTGAGTTTCGGCGTTTGTTGCGAGTTCCAGCAGACCTTGGACGGTAGTGCTGCCAATAGGAGTGGCATTGGTCCAGCTGCTGCCATTCCAGATTTTGACACCGTTGGGGGTCAGGCTGGTGTCGAGCCAGACTTCGCCGGTACTGTTTCCGCTGCTACCTCCAGAGGCAGGCGTTACGTTGGGAGCAGTGGCACCAACATGAACCGGTCCGATTTTGATAATGGTTGCACCAGTGCTGTCCTTGAAGAACAAGCCGGGGCTCGTGGCGTTGGTGTTTAGAGCGATCTGCCCTTCAGCAATCGCAGTCGTAGGACGCTTGTCGGCAGTGCTGCTACGAAGATGCTTGTGCGTTGAGGCCATTCCCTTAGCTCCGGTGGGACGGGATTATGGCCGCAGTCTAGTATTCGCCTTCGTCTAGCACTACGTCGTAGTCGGAAAAGATGTGACTGAGCGTCCTCCAGGCGGTGTAGTAATCCGCCGATCCCGATTTCATCAAAACCGTTCCTGGTTCACCCCCAACAGGAACTTTGTCCCCGTTATATACAAATGATTCCTGTCGGTATATCGACATGTTTAGTACGTGCCGTCATCAACAACACCGATTGCCATCTCGCCGGTAGAATTATCCACCAATACTTCACTGCTTTCTTTTACTACACCGAGCTGGGATGTAGTTGCGATCTGCACTCGGCTCCAAATAAGCTCTAGTGCATCTTGGACATTGGCGACAGCAGCCATATTGGGCGTAAAATACGCGCCATCACAGAGGATGTCGTAGTCGTTGAAGGTGCCGCTAGCACCTGAAACAACTGCAATCTTTTCCCAGTTAGCGCCTGTGCCCTGGCTCAAAACCCAGTCGCCTATGGCGAGACTAACTGCAGGTGCCGGAGTCGTTCCAGTGCCCCCGGTAGTTACGACTAGATATACGCCGTTGTTAGCTGAATTCGGCGCTCCAAGCGCTTGCCCGACTACAAGTCCTGCGCTGGCTCCATACGCATTCAAAGATGTAACAACGTTGGTTGTGGCGTTATAGGTTCCGCCAAAACGAACGTTTAACTGGGTTGGACTACCGTAACCCACCAGTAGCCAGTACCCGTTTGGGGTCGGGGAGACCACACCCACCCAGATATACGCGGAGCGGTCGCTTGGGTTGATCCACCACTGACCTGCAAATTCGGGGATCGGCTGTGACTCACTAACTTGTGCGATGCCGTAATCAGCTAATTGCTCGGCAGTGACGCTATTTGGAGCCAGCCTGTCTGAAGAAAATGTACCGCTTGTAATGCTGGAAGCATCAATGTCAGGAATATCTGCTGCGGTTATTACGTCTCCTACTGTTATGTGGCCCGCCGAATCAACAGTGAGTTTTGTATAAGTACCTGGAGTAACACCGCTGTTGTCGTGGGTGATTTCTCCGGTGCCGCTGATGCTTAGCGCATCTGTCCCCGGTACGGATACGGCGCCCACAGTAGTTGTGGTTCCAACAGGGAGATCGCCCGGCACAAGAGGTGTGACGGCGGTGATGTGACCGGTCGCATCGAAAGTGATGCCGGCGCTAGTTCCAGCTGCAACCGTTGAGGCGTGATTCAGTATGCCTGATACATCCACAGTCAGACCCGTGCCCGGTCGCATTGCGCCGATTTCGGACACTGTGGCGACAGGTAGATCTGTACTTAGAAGTGCAGATGTTCCAGTGATGTGGCCTGTGTCGTTAAATGTGATTCCGTTATGCGTGGCGCTTGTAGTAGTGTCGGCGTGCGTGACGGAGCCATCGACATCGATACTCAGTCCTGAAGTAATAGGAAAATACGCTTGACCCGCTGTTGTGTCAGTAGCAATGTCGGCACTGAGATTGCCCTCACCATCGACAGATAAACCGTCAGAGACAATTACTGCGCCAAGCGAACTGGTGGTTGCAGCGGGGAGGTCGGTACCGACGATGGTACGAGCAGTGACTCCACCAGCTGCACTTGTGGGGCCAGCAAGAAAGTGAGCTGCACCCGTTGTATTGGCTAGACGATCTGGTTCGATCGTGGCGAAAGCTACCTTACTGTTTGTTACAGCGTCGGTTGCCAGCTTCGCATTGGTAACGCTACTAGCAAGAAGTTTTGTCTCTGTGACCGCACCAGTGGCGATGTCAGCAGCTCCAATGCTGCCCGCTTCAATCGAAATTTTTGCCCCAGCCGTGGCTGAACCTGCGACACTGTTCGCAGCGATCTTGTTTGTCGTTACAGCGTCATCGGCAATTTTGACTTCTGTTACAGCACCGTTAGCGAGCTTCGCGGTCGTTACAGACCCGTCTGCGATAGTCCCGCTGATGGACATTGCAGTAGCCAGGTCGGCTACCGTTACTTTCTTTTGATCGGCAGCACTTAAGTCGGCAAGTGCCAGGAAGTCCGTGCTTTCGACGTTTGCCGCCGAAATCGGGTCAAGGTCGACAATGATGAAATCGGACATTACCCCTACGGACTTCAAGGGTCTGATGGGGCCAGTCTACAGAGTTAGTTGTGGCGAGTCAGGCTGCTTAAAGCGGGGTGCCGACTTTCAGCACTACAGGACCTGTAGTCACAAACTGCAAGCGAGAGCGCACGGCATCGTCGGATTCAAAACTGATTCCAACGTTTGTGAGAAGTCCGGTCAGCTCGTACCAAAGCGAGTCCGTAGGTCGAGCAGGATTCGAGCCGGGGCGTACAACATACAGTTGCGCCTGAAATTCCGAGCCTATAGTTTGGCGAGTGATCAACTGATGCAGATACACCGGTTTCTCAACGGCTCCGGCGTATCCAGCAGGAGGTGCGTAGTCAAACAGACACTCGATTGTGCCACCGCCGCTAATAAGCGTGCTGTACTGCTCTCTAAAACTATCAGACAATGTTGTAACATCGGCTGAGTTTCTTTCTGTGTTTAATTCGTAGGAAGTAATTTCTCCGAGTGTTTTATAGGGTGCGGCAGCCAGAGAAACACTTATTTCTTGTGTTATTGCTGGGTTCTGAAGAGCAATGCGATCCGCAATTTCTCCGGCCACCGCGCTGCTGAATGATGGGTAGAGG